TCATTTAAATAAAGAATATTAAATTTGTTAATATGAAAATTTTTACACAATTTAGAAAAGATTTCAAAACAATCTTTGTTCGGATACATCATATTATTTTTATTGATACTAATATTATATACAGTATTAGAAAGTGAACAATTTCCTAAAATATCTGTAATAACCTCATTATTAATAATATATGCAATATTATATTCATTATTTAATTTATATATAAAATGCAAACATGTTGTTGGAATAACATATTTAAATGGTTTGTTAATATCCTTATATTTTAAGACTTTATTATCATTAAAAAAGATTTGTGATATTGTATTATTTTCATTTAATAATAATCGTATTTTATTTTCACTTGTAATAATTAATATTTCTTTTTTCTTATCGTATAAATATAAACAATTATTACCAAATAATTTTAAAACTTTATCTAAAGTAATAAAAGTATATTCTTTACCATCAAGTATGGCAATACTATTTTGTATAAAGATATCGTTAAAATATTTTTTTAATATAATGGTATGTAAGTTTATTAATATATCTTTATTATCTTTTAAATAATTACAAAAATCATTTTTATTTTTAGATGTTAACATTATTTTATTAATTATATCCTCAAATGTACGATATGTAATTGGATAATATTCATATGTACAATAAGAATATATATCAGACATATCATACATATTACCCATATCAACATGAGTTGGTTTATTACAAATATATCCTGTAATTAATAATTGTAAATTTATTAGAATATAAATTAATTCTCTGGTCTTTATTTCTTTCTTTTCATAATATTTTGATGCAAAAAATATAATTAAACAATTTCTATATTCGTCTTTTGTAAATATGTTATATATATGTAATTTAACAAAATTAAAATTATTAATCTCGTATATTTCTTTATAAAACCCTTGATAAATATAATTTGGATGAGTATATAAAAAAATTAATAATTTATTATAATCTTTGTAAGACCTCGTATAAGACCTCGTATAAGAACCACTAGTTTCTCCAATAAAAGTATTATTTATTGGAAATAAATTATTTTGTGGTATTAGTGTATTATTTTCAAATATCTTTAAAGGTACTGAATAATCAAATTTTAATCTACTTGTATTAATTTTACAATGTGTATAATTGTTTAATATGACAAATAATGCGTCTATTGTAGTTTTACTTATTATCCAGTTTGTGTGTAAAATAATTATTTCATTATATAAATCAAAAAATAATAATAATGTATAAGAAAACTTACAAAAACCTAATATATAATCTTTTGTATAATTATTACTTTTTGTTGGATATTTTTTATTATAATAAGATATAATATGATGACATTCTTGTATATATTTAAAGTTTGTTATTATTTCATTATTGGTGTTATTGATGATATTATAAAAATTTAAAAATTTTTCTATAATTAAATCAATTTGACCATTATATTTTGCAAGATTTCTCGTATTTATAATAATTTCATCATCAACAACATCATATAAATCAGCATCACGTGATGATATTTTATCAGTGCTTTTTAATAATTTAAAGCCATTTATTTCACTATGCATTTCACTATGTATTTCGCTATTGTTTTTAAATAATTGTTTTTTTACAGATAATCCGTGTAAATATAATTCATATGATAATATGAAAAATGAAGTTGGATTTTGTTGAGATTTGTCAACATTCACATACGTTTTTAATATATAATAAATAATATCTTTGTATATATCATTACGTTTATCAATATCATTACATACCGTTAATATAGATGGTGTAAATTTAGAATTAATAATATTAAAATTACTATTTGTATATGAATCTATAATAATATTAATTTTTTGATTATAAATAAAATCAATATTATTATTTAATATTTCTTTATCTTGCAAAAGTCCTAAATCAATAAATTTTTTACACATAACATTCATAATAATATTGTTTTCAATTTCTTCATTGAAATATTTAATAGTAAATATTTGTTGTAACATTTTATAAAAGAAATCATATATTCTTTGTGTAAATAAATAATATTCACAAATATCCTTATTATATATATAATAAAACATTAACGACCAATATAATGAAAACCATACACAACTCCCGCTTTGTTGTGGTTTAATATATAATTCACCATTAATATTATGTAATATTATGTTATTTTTAATATTATCATTTAAAACCAGCGGTGAATCATTAAATAGATCTTTGTTAAAAATTGTTTCATCTAATGTAAAATATGACAGCACATTCATAATTATTTCATAATAAGATTTTGTTTTTCTTGAATTAAATGTATTAAATTTTACTTTTTGTTTTAAAAATTTCATATTATTTAAAACTTTAATTATGACGCCATTTGATGTGTCTGTATATTCAAGTACAAAACCAATATTTTCAAAATAATTTCGAGTTTCGTGTGATATTTTTGTTAAAAAGTCATATACAAGTTGTACATGTAATACAAACACTGTTGATAAAGCAAACATTTGCGGATTTATAGTAATAAAAGTATTTTTATGAATATTATTAATCATATAATATAAATATGGTATTTTTATGATGGTTAATAAGTTTAGTTTATCAATATTTTTATCATCAATATTAATGTTATTAGATATTACATATGTTCTAAATGGTAAAACATGTTCATTGGTTCTCTTTAATAATTTTTGAAATAAATTACCACATCCTGAATTTACACATGATACAGTTAATTTATTATTACCATCTATTCTAATTAATAAACACGTAGCATGGTCGTCTAATATGACTTGAACAATACAATATTTAAATATTGCAATAAAATTATCGAAAAGAAATGTAGTTTCAAATTTATGAAAACTCCTTATATATGTCTTTAAATTTAATAAAATATATTGTTTATTAATAAAATCAATTTGTAATAAATTAATATCACAATCAGGTCCAATCAATGATTTATTTTCTATCAACATGTTGTCATATATATTATAATCAGAAAAAGAATTTTCATTTAAATATCCATCTAAGAAATGATAATATAGTGCTTTGTACTTTTTTAAACTGTGTGAAAAATTTACATCAGATATTATAAGGTTTTCACTATTTTGTTCTGTTGTAAAAAATTTGTTATCCATTATAATAAAATATATTTTTTTATATAATAAAAAAAATTGATTATTTGTTATCTTAATAATAATGATTATTATATTAATGGATAATATTGTACAAAATATGAATACTATTAAAATTAACACAAATGATGCAATTATATATTGTAGAGTAAGTACTAAAATGCAACAAAATGGTACTAGTCTTGATTTACAAAAAACTTTATGTAAAGATTATTGTGCATTAATGAGATTTAATTCAGGAATTTATGAGAGTGAAATTTGTTCTGCAACATTAATGTCAAAACAACATGTATTAAATAATATTATTAATAATCATTCTAATATTAATTTGGTAATATTAGAACCATCTAGACTTTGTAGGAATATAAAAGATTTTACATGTTTATTAGAAAAATGTAATAAAAAGAATATTATATTACATTTTGCACAAACTGCTACATCATCAACAAATACACACGATATTAAAACAATTTTTAATAATGTGTTTGATGCTGAATGCGAATCAAAAACAATTGGTAAGCGGGTTAAAACAAGTATAAGTTATAGAAAACGAATGAAATGTTATGTACCATCAGTTGTATCTTTTGGACATGTTGTTATTAATAAAAATTTATGTATTAATCCAAAAGAACAAGATATTATTGTATTAATTAACAAGTTATATCATGGCGATACAGTTAAAAATATTAATGAACTTTTATACAAGATAACAAATATTAAACATACGTTATGTTATCTACATACAGATGAAGTTGTTGTTAATGTTAAATATGGTAATATGAAAATAGTTGATATTGTCCATTTATTAAATGATAATGAAATCAAACGTAGAAACCGAATGTGGTATGGTTTATCTGTATCTAAATTAATTACCTAAAAATTGATTTTATTATTTTATACATTATTTTTTTATATCATACAATGGCTCATCAAGATTGGAAACAAGTAATAGTATCAGGTAAAATGCATGAAAAAAAACAAACTGTTAAAAAAGATATAACCACGTTACATATCAATAAACAAGAGTCGTGTATTAAAGTTAAAAAAATATATGATTTAGATAATCCTTCTGCAGAACCTGATATTAAACCAATTATTATTAATAAAGAATTTGCTAATAAAATATCATCAACACGTGTTGCAAGGAAACTAACACAAAAACAATTAGCTCAATCATGTGGTATTCCAGTATCAGTTATTGCACAATATGAAAAAGCATGTGGTATTCATAATGTACAATATATTAATAAAATCAAAAAAGTGTTGGGTTTTGATTTATTTAAATGAACTAATATATTCCCATTTTAAGAATTTGCATATTTTCTCCCAAATTAAATCGTTTTCTATAACTTTATTTGGATCTACGTGTAAAGGAAAGTGTTCAAGTAAATGATCTAATTCTAATAATTCACTAAATTTATGTAAAACATATGAATATGATAAGAAATTTTTACGATCTACTTGTTTGTAAAGTTCCCACGGTTCTTGAATATTATAAAACATGGATATGAAAAGTTTTTCCATATCTCTAGTAATTTTAGGAGGAGGTAAATTATTTAATTTATTAATAATATATGCGATATGTTCATAATAAATATTATATTTAAGTTTTTTTAAAATATTTTTCATATTTTTTTTATTTAATGTTGATAAATTAACAATTCTTTTTTTATTTAATTCTTTCACAATATCAATAAATATAATTTCTGGAATATCTGGTGTTTGTTTAGCTTGGAATTGATTTAACCATTCTCTAAAATGATTTAATCTTCTATATGGCGAATAATCTTTTATTTGATGTTCATCGTCTAAAATTATTATTTCGCAATCACCACAACATTGACATATATACGCACTTTCTGCCATATCAAGTATTTTTTCAATATTACAATCCGTACAATATTTAATTCTGGATGTACCGTCATCGTGATTTATTCGTATTCCATCAATTCGATGACAATATTTTTCAAAAAGTTTTGATTTATTAACATGTTTTGTTTTTAAACAATCGTTATTATTATCAATAGATTTGTTTTTTAAAGATAACAATTCGATAATATTTTTAACTTCAACCAAAGGTTCTTGTGAATTATTTGTATCATAATATTCTGATAATAAATCACCTGCATTATCATAATAATCCATTTCATTATAATTAGAATTAATTACTTTATATAAATTATTTAATTCTTCTTTTTTATTTAACAATATTATTTTCCGTTCAATATCAAATATTATTATTTCATTTTTATCATCAATTTCATTTATTTCAATATTTATATTTTCAATTTTATCTAAAATTTCTTGTTTTTTATTTACGGTTTCTTTTATTTCTTTTGTAATTTGTCTATGTTTATTATCTAATGTATTTGATTCTTTCTGTTGAATTAATTTATTTTCTTTATATTTAGATATCATATAATTAATATTAATCTAGAAAACTTTAAATAATTTTATTTAAAAAAATAATAAAAAATAAACTTTATAACACTCTTATTCATTTAACAATAATTCTTAAAGAATAATAATAATTATTTTTAGTATTTTTTAAAAAATATCTAAAAATAATTATTATTATTAAAAAATATCTAAAAAATATCTAAAAAATTTATTTTAAAAATATTATTTTAAAAATATCTAAAAAATTTTAATTTAATTTAATAAAATTTTTTTTTCTATTCCATTATATATAGTAAAAAATGGGCGGTGGTTTAATGCAACTAGTAGCGTACGGGGCGCAAGATGTCTACCTTTCGGGTAATCCTCAAATTACATTCTTCAAAGTCGTTTACAGACGTCATACCAATTTTGCCGTAGAGCCAATTCCACAAACATGGAATGGTTCTGCCGATTTCGGACGCACTGTAACCTGCAATATTAACCGTAATGGTGATTTAATCACCAACATGTATTTATGTGTAAAACTTGCTGCCGTACCAGAAAACGCTGTTTCTTGGGGATACGTCAACAAACTCGGACATGCTTTAGTCGAAAATATCAAAATTGATATTGGAGGTTCCAACATTGACGAACATTACGGTGATTGGCTCAATATCTGGTACGAACTTACCCACGAAACTTCGCAAGAACGTGGTTACGCCAAGATGATTGGTGATGTATCAGTTCTTACCAATATTTCCAAAATTGCTAAACCAGCATACACCATGTATATTCCACTTATTTTCTGGTTCAACCGTAATAATGGATTAGCTCTTCCACTTATTGCTTTACAATACCACGATGTAAGAATCACTCTTATATACAATTCTTTAAACAAATGTGTAAATTACCGTGGACCAGTTGCACCAGTCATTTCTAACCCAATGACTGATTCCTTTTTAGTAATCGACTATGTATACCTTGATTCCGAAGAACGTAAAAGATTCGCACAAGCTTCTCACGAATATTTAATCGAACAACTTCAATTCACTGGTTCCGAATCTTTAACTTCGGTTTCCAACAAATACCGATTAAATTTCAATCATCCGTGCAAATACTTGGTATGGGCTCCTCATTATGACCTTTTCCAAAAACAACAACAATGGTTAGCATATGCTTCTGACGGAAACTGGGATGCCGCTAAAGATTATTTCGCTAAAGCATTATCGATAATGTCCGCTGACAGTCTCGCTATTGGTACTGATGATCTCGTAAGTGCTGCATTTGCCACAGCATCTGGAATCGATTTAGGTTCTTTAGTCAAATTAATACCAAATGCTTCCATGAATTCCTCGTTAATCAATGCTTTACTCGCAAAGGTTGAGGTTCAATGGAGTCTTGATGCTATGGTCGGCACAAGTAATGGCACTGAAATTGAACTCGG